CACACTTGGAAAGCCTCTGGCCTTTTGGACATTCCACCGTCGGCACCGCGACGGAAACATCCGCTGCTTACGTGGCCCGCTACGTCACTCAAAAAGCTACTGGACGCTTACAAGACATCAATCCAAAAACCGGAGAACCTTATCGAGAAATCTATTACCGGGGAACTGATCCTGAATCCGGCGAGCGTGTATACGTCAAACCGGAATTTAACAAAATGTCACTTAAACCCGGAATTGGACAAAATTGGTTCGACAAATACTATCAAGACGTTTACCCGTCTGACTCCGTCCGGCTTCGTGACGGACGACGTATTAAACCACCTCGTTACTACGACAAAAAATACGATGCGATAGAACCTTATGAGTTTGAAGCTATAAAACAAAATCGTATACTCAATGCCTTGAAACATTCTGATGAGTCCTCACCTGAAAGGCTGGCCGTTAAGGAAACTGTACTTATGGCCAAAATTAACAAACTTAAAAGGAACTTACAATGAAACTTATAATCTGCTCTGTCCGTGATTCGGCAGCTGACGCCTTTGGTCGTCCTTATTTCGTTCCGTCTCAGGGCGTAGCCCTTCGCGCATTTACAGATGAAGTAAATCGCGAAAATGATGATAATCCACTACACAAACACCGTAAAGACTTTGCACTCTACGAGTTAGGCGAGTATGATGACAACACGGCTCAGATCGTGTGCCACGATCAGCCGAAACTCCTGATTCATGCGGATCAGGTATAACCTCAACCAAGCCCGGCACTGTCCGGGCTTTTTCTTAGGAAGAAAACATGGCTGTAATGCATAAAAACAAATCGGTAAGCACTCACAAATTCGCAATGGTGCCTCGTGCCGATATTCCTCGATCTAGCTTTGCAATTGAAACTTCTCACAAAACAACATTTGACGCTGGTTATCTCGTACCTGTATATGTAGACGAAGTACTTCCAGGCGACACATTCAATCTTAAGATGACCGCTTTTGCGCGTTTGTCTACACCATTGTTTCCAGTGATGGACAATTTGCATCTTGACTCCTTCTTTTTCTTTGTTCCTAATCGCCTAGTTTGGGATAACTGGCAAAAATTTATGGGGGAACAAAACAATCCAGGCGATTCAATCGACTATCTTATTCCGCAAACAACTTCTCCAACTGGCGGATATTTAACCAATACATTGCAGGACTATATGGGCCTGCCTACTGTTAATCAAATTGGTGCTGCTGCTACAATTTCTCATAGCGCTTTGCATTTACGCGCTTATAACTTGATTTGGAATCAATGGTTCCGTGATCAGAATTTGCAAGATTCTGTCCCGGTACCTACGGGCGATGGTCCGGATACCTATTCTGATTTCACTTTACTTCGTCGTGGTAAACGCCACGACTATTTCACATCAGCTTTACCTTGGCCACAAAAAGGTGATCCTGTATCTATTCCTTTAGGATCTACTGCACCTGTTATTAGTAATGGTGGTAGTGTTTATTTTCATGATGCTACATCTGGAAATTCTACAAGGTTACTTTCACATAATCCTGCATGGGGTGGATCTGTTTATCAGGAAACAGCTCTTCCAAATAATTCTGTTTTACGATTTGGTCAAACTACAGGATCAGATGCTACTGGTCTAGTAGCTGATTTATCTGATGCAACTGCTGCTACTATCAATGCTTTACGTGAATCTTTTCAAGTTCAACGATTGCTCGAACGCGATGCTCGCGGAGGTACCCGATATACCGAAATCATTCGTTCACACTTCGGTGTTATTTCTCCTGATGCACGTCTCCAACGACCAGAATATCTGGGTGGAGGATCAACTCCTATCATCATTAACCCAGTCGCTCAAACGAGCGGTACTGGTCTTACCGGTGGTACTTCACCACTCGGTAATCTTGCCGGTATCGGAACAGCGTTAGCGTCGAACCACGGCTTTACTCAAAGCTTTACGGAACATGGCGTTATTATCGGAATGGTTTCCATCCGCGCCGATTTAAATTATCAACAAGGTCTCCGCAGAATGTGGAACCGCAAAACTCGCTATGATTTCTATTTTCCTGTATTTGCTCATTTGGGCGAACAAGAAGTTCTTAATAAAGAAATCTATGCAACTGGTACATCAACAGACGATCAGGTCTTTGGTTACCAAGAACGATGGGCTGAATATAGATATCACCCATCTCAAATTACCGGATATTTCCGGTCTACAGCGCCAACTACTTTGGACGCTTGGCACTTAGCGCAAAAATTCAATGCGCTGCCTACACTATCTGATACTTTTATTGAAGATAGACCTCCCGTTGACCGTGTCGTCGCTATTGGCGCATCGGCAAACGGAAAACAATTTATCTTTGATTCTTTCTTTCAGATAAGAACTGCTAGACCAATGCCTTTGTACTCTGTACCTGGCTTAATCGATCATTTCTAAACTTTAGGTTGTCGAGTTCCTTCGGGAACTCGATAACCCCCCGAAGGGAAAAATAATGCTTGGCGCAATACTCGACAATTTATTTGCACAAAACAGACAGAATGACGCTCAGGCGTTTTCTGCTCAACAATATGCAACTAGATATCAAACACAAACAGAAGATATGAAGAAAGCGGGTATTAACCCTATGCTTTCAGTATCTTCAGGGGCTGGATCACAGCCTACATCTACAGCTGCTACACCAAGCAGCAATTTCACACAATCAGAAATTAATAGGGCTCAAATTAAAAATATTGAAGCCCAAACTGAACTCAATAGCGCTAACGCAGCTAAAGCTCGCGTAGAAGCGCAAGTAGCGGAACGCTTTGGACATCCACAAGCTGAAGCTCAATACAATGTAACAATGGCCCAAGCGGGCCTTACATCACAACAGATCGGCAAAGTCGATCAAGAAACGCGCAATGTTATTGCGCAAATTCAAAATACTAAGGATGAAAACGAACGTATTCATGCAACTATTACTTATTTAAGACGTCAAGCAGACATGCTTAACGAAACAACAATTACAGAACCAGTTAAACGTGATCTTTTGAGACAACAAGCTCAAAAAGTAATTAACGAAACTGGACTCACTGCGTTAGACCTTCAAGCTGCCAAGGATCTTGGCAATATTGGTCGTGAAACGCAACAACTTAAACCATTATTCGATATCCTTCGAGGACTTATTCGAAAGTAAAACAAAATGTTTATACGTTCTCCATACAACTACGATACAGATGAAGCGTCAAATGCATCATCTGTTAACACGTTTTCGCAAACGAAAACACAACAACAATTCAAAGACGAGTGCAATATTAATCGCATCGTCTCACAATACGCTAAAGGCGTAATGCCTATTGGTAACGCTTATCAGCCGTTACCAGAAGACTTTTATGAAGTCACAGACTACCAGGCAGCGATGAACAAGGTTCGTCGCGCCCAAGAGACCTTTGATGGTCTCAATTCAAATATCAGGGCTCGTTTTGATAACGACCCTGCACAATTCGTTGACTTTGTCACGAATCCTGATAATCTAGAGACCGTGAGGGAGCTTGGATTAGCACCTAAACCCACACCGTCACCTAGCCCGAAGGGACCCGACGAAGTCGGGGCACAGTAGACCTACTTGATGTCTACTGTGCTAGGTGACACCAACTTACTTGGTTCAACTACAAAACTAAAGGAAATTTGAAAAATGAAACCTCTTTCACGCTATAGCGTTTCCAAAAACAAAAGCGCAAGGCGCTTCAAATCAAACATTAAAACAACGGCTGCAGCCAACATGCGTAGTAATCCTATGCGTGGCGGATTCCGCTTCTAATTAATTAAAAATCCATGCCCCGAAAGGGGCTGAAAGGATACATGCCTTGTTATTACCCTCTGTCTGCGGTTAAAACCGAAGACGGAAACATCAAATTCAATCCTCGCTCAGGCGAGGGTGATCCAATGAAACTTCCATGCGGTCAATGCATGGGTTGTCGAATAGACCGATCCAGAATGTGGGCGGTTAGATGCATGCATGAGGCATCTCAATTCGAAAAAAACTGCTTTATTACACTTACGTACGCGCCAGAACACCTA